TCCAAGTCCTAAGCACATCATTCCTGCTGTTATCCTTTGGCATAGCTCTCGGTGCATCGAGCGGTATACCTTGTGCAACTCTTCTTCTTAATACTGATTCAGAATACGGTACATGCTTTGATGCTTGCCTGATTGATGGAAATACCTGACCAGCTGGTAGGGTTACTTTAATACCCTCTGTCATCGTCTACCTCTTAATTTATACCTATCTTCGGTCTCTCTAGTGCCTTGCGTTAGAGTGTATAGCAATTCCCCATTACCATCAAACAATACTACATGATAATCACCTAAATTGAAGTCTGTAATATGCATAGGTTACTCTAATCCACTAGCAACTTCATCGCACCAAAAACATTCTTCACAGGTAGTATTATTGCAATTTATTTCACCTTTCACAAATGGTGAGATGAACCCTTCTAATTGAGCATTAGGTATGTTGTGTTTATGTTTGTGACCGCTCAACTCGTCTTTATCTGAATATATAGTTTCTAAAGGTTTCCACAGTTGTAGCATATTGCCATCAAACTTACCACTCAAATACGCTTCAGCAATATGCAAGATATATGGAGTTTTTGCGGTTCTGCCCGTCACTTTGAAATGTTGTATGCCAATATTTTCATAAAAGTGGGTATCCTCTGGTCTGATGAAAGGAGAGCGCAACCAATCTGCTATATCATGCGCACGGCTTGACATACAATCACCCATTGGGTAGTTATTGAGCAGCTTAGCGTGTTCAACTGTTTCATTTTCTGCGTGGCAATTGTAGCAACTATCTCTAAATATGCAGTGAGTGCCAACTGGTACATCATTGTTGTAAGATCCAGTGGCGCAAAACTCATTCACCATAACTTCATAGCCTAAACTCAAGTCTTTAGCGTATCCTGCAAGCGTCGCCAATTTTGAGAAGTCTCTGTTATAGAGTAGGTTGCTCACCACTTTATCCACTCTCTTGTCTAACTGTTTAAACGCTTGCATCTGCATAGGGGTGTCAATATGCATGATAGTGGAGAGTTCTATAGCTATATCTATCTCTGGGGCTTTCTTGCTAAGTATGTCAATAAACATAGGGTTTGCCACAATTAGGCGTTTAACTCCCATGTTGGCAAGTGTTCCTATCCAATCAACAAACTCACCAACTCTAGGAGCAAAACTTTCTTTACTTCCAGGATATGATGTATTGATAGTATAGTTGAACTCTATATCTTTGTCTAGTAAGCGGTGTACATGGGTGCGTAGTTCAAACTTGCTCACTTCTGGCAATCTAAAATCAGGTCTGGCAGATAGCCAAGCGTGAGCCTTATCAGAACCATATACTCCTGTAATTTTGTTAATTTTGTACCCTTCAACCCCATACTTTTGGTTTAGCGCATTAAGTTTATCAGGTAATTCAGTATCAAAGTTGTAGCCTAAATTTAAGTGTATCATAATTCTTCTTCCTTATTAAGTGTTATCCAAGTGCCTTCTGCTTTCTCCCATACTTCTTTACTGCCATCACGGTCTTCAAATTCGTCTGTAGTAATAATCGTCTGTATTGAGGTTTCAAGCAAAGTAGCACAACATATTCTACATGGTGGGCGTGTGACCGCAATGGCAATCACTTCCTCTTGCAGTATTCCTTTACTCCATGTGTCTATGAGTGCTGCCAGTTCGGCATGTACAGATTTACATGTAGTGCTTCCCTTTTTATTGGTATCCACACCATCATTGCAAGAGCAACCATTGAAGCTTTTGTGTAGTGTATTCACCCCAAAACCGACCAACACACCACTATTACTATATGTAGTGGCTTTTACTGTAGCACGAGGGCATTGATTTTCGTGTTGCAAATCACGTGCTAAAGTTAGTCGCAACCAAACTTTTGCGGTTTTTACTGCTGAAGTTGTCATTGGTTCTCTCCCTTCTTTTCAAACATTACCCCATAATGGGTAGGTAACTCTATATATTCTTTAAGTGGGAGTTGCGCTGTTGGTAAAACACTATGAACCTCTTCTATCATATCTTGTAAAGAGATGCAACTGCCACCCTCTGTCATATCATACATTCTCCAGTCAAGGCGTAGATTAGTATGTTGTTCTAATATGAATAGTAAGCCGTCAGGTGCTAGTAAATCCCATAGTTGGTTGTACGTCTCAACTCTTCTATCTGGTGACATAACATGGAGAACTTCACTGATTATTATAGCTTTGAACCGTCCTTTACACTCTTCTATAAAAGAATTATCTGTGAAATTATATTGTTTCACATTTACAAAAGGTGCAACCCTGCTGTCCTTTATTGCATAACTAGGGGCTTTGTCGAGTAACACCCCTGTAGTACCTTTACCAAAATGGGCGTTTAGCACTGACTGCAGATACTTCCCTTCACCCCCTCCAAAATCTAAAATATGTGAACCTCTAGGTATACTATCTGATAGCCATATATGTAACTCTTTCAAGTATACATGCGAATAGTCTCCTAGTGCCTTGCGTAACTTTTTGTACTTCTCTGGATCAGTTTGATAATCTGTATCAAGTTGTTGGTTGACCATAGAGAACTCATATTCTAACAAGTCTTCCATCATAAAAACTGCGTCACCTTTACTAGAAAGCGTTGCCACTAACGATTCATCTGTTGAACTTGGTACTAATTCCAGCAGTCCTATATCATACCAAAGCTGTACAACTGGAGGGAGTTCACCTACAGGATACACACGCTCCCATATCTTATCCTTTATACCTTTCAATATTGCTGCAAAACTCCAAACACCTTCCAATAAACTATATATTGAAGGTTTGTGGTCTGTTGTAGCAAATTGCACGCTAAACCCTGTATCTTTTCTTAAATATGTATGTTCCATTACTTTTCCTTTAATTTTGGTAAAATTTCAGTCAAGATCCATTGATCCAACTCCCTATTATTTTCTACCTCAAACATGTCATAATAGATAGTCTTATCTGTTACTTCACCGTGTGCCCCTACATTATCAAACTCATGAAATACTTTAATCATAAGTTCATTTTCCTCTTCTGCAAATAATTCTTCTCTGGTGTCTACCATCTCCAAATAGTTGTCATACCATTGCTCCATGTCTTCAGGCACTGACAGTATAGCTACATCTTCCGCAAGTTGGCATATCGTTCTCCAACTTGTATAATCTTCCATCTTGCCATCTCTGTAAACTTCAGAGTATATGGGATGTGATAACCAAGGACGTTCTAACACTACAACTGTATGGGTGGCTAGTGTTGCAGCATAATGTATGGCAGAAGTGCGATAGTTATGCATAACCTTTTCAAGTTCTGGTGACCACGTCAGATGGATATATTCTCCGCCAGTCAACTCAATAATGCGCTTAGCGAGAGTGGTTTTACCTGATGCGTCAACTCCGTCAAGTGTTATCAACCCTGTATACTTTCCTGTAAATTGATTAGGTTTTAGTTTGCTGCAAGTATCAACCGCTATCAAATCACTCAACACTGGAGGCTTCCAGTCGATTGGTTTAGTAACTTCCAGCTCGAAGCCTCTCCTTTGTCTGAACGAGTCAACCGTTTTCAACATATTAGCTTTATGTACTCTCTCAAAACCTTTATCCCATTCAAAACCGTTGCGGTGCGCAGTGCCTAATGCAAAGTAGACTAGGTCTATGAGCGCATCAAATTGCTCTTCTAAATCTTCACTTGCTACTGCTGTTTCATACTCTTCCAACTCTTCACGCAGACAAAGGATTCTAAATCTTTGCTCTTCCTCTGGCAACTTTCGAGGTATATCCTCATATGGTAACCCAAACTTATCGTGAAATTGTTTAACTTTATTAAAATTTGACATTCGCTGTATCCTTTGTATTTTGGTTATAAATAGTGCCTACCAACTGTGCTGCGGCTAACCATTTTCTATCATAATTTGCTGTGGTGGCGGCTTGTCCTTTAGGAGTCTCGACTGAAATACCATAAAGAGGTATAAACTTAGAAAGGCGTGAAAACTTTACTTTAGTCTTCACGCCTCTAAGTACACAGTTAAAGAACTGATCACTCATTGTAGCTTTCGTCTACATAATCCTCCACTCCTTCAGTATCATACCCCTCTTCTCCTATATTGTCAATTGGTTCTGAAGTGGTTGGGGCTTTCTTACCCTTTGTAACTTTCCTCTTTTTAGCAACTTTTAATTTCTTTTTAGCTTCTTCTACTGCTTTCTCTATTGTTGCTCTGGCTTTCCAGTATATTTTATGAACTCCACGCTTTGCTGCGGTCATATTATCTTGTGCCCATACTTGATGGTCTTGAGAGCGGACTGCTGCAAGGCTTGCGTCAATCTCTCCTGCTACAAACAATTCACGCCTGTATTTTGTGCAATGTTTGTTATCTACCAATGAGTCAGGGAATAACTCAAGAGTTTTCTCAATAATGAACTCATCTGTTTTCTTTTTCTTGATAAGGTCATAAATGATCGCCTTTGCGTTTTTGTACTCGATTTTCTTAGCCATATGTATTGCTCCTGTTTAAAGGTTAGTTGAAATGTGAGAGGGTATTGTGGCAGACAATTTTGTTACGGTCTACTGTTATCTGTTACGCCTGTATTCTTTTACAGCATCTTTGAATGTTTGTTGGTCTGTGGCTTTATCTTGCAACTTCAACGCTGCAACTTCATCTACTGTCTTCTCTGCTACTAAATGGTGGATGCGAGTGGCTTGTTTTACCCCTTGCCGCCCTGCTATGCGTAGGTTAAACTGTTGATAGTCGTATAAGTTGAATATTTGATCGTACCATACTATGTCATGTCCTCCGTGTTGTAAGTTGAGACTTGTACCCATACTTTGAGGGTGTCCTAGCAACATTTTCAACTCGCCAGTGTTCCATTTCTGTTCGAGTTTTGCGCCTTGTGCCCCAGATACTCCACTACCTATGTGTGGTGGGGTAAACCCAAACCGTTTTTTGACCGCTTGTTTTATAGCATTAAGTGAATGGTAGAAGTCATACCCTACAAGTACTGGTTGCCCTTGCAACTCTTCAACAAGATCTAGTAGTGCCTCTAACTTTGCATCATGGAAGTGTAGTATATCTCGTTTGTCTGCAGATAGAGAAATAACCCCTTCTGGTAAAGGTCTATACAAGTTACCACTAGCTAGTTGTCTGCAATGACCTGTTGCTACTGCCATATTCTTAATTTCAATCCCTCCATCTTCTGCTTCATCCAAAGTGAGAAACAGCTCTTTCTCCACCTCTGTATAAGCAGCTCTAGCGGACGGTGGCAACACCACACTAATAGTATTGTAAGTAGTAGGAGGTAAATCAAGACAATCTGCAGCATCCATAACAATACAGATGTCAGAAGTTCTTTTGTATATAGCATCTTTGGCGTGTGAGCCGTTAATTTCCCAATCATATCCCATGTACCCTGCTTTGTGAAAGTATTGTTGTCTGTAGTGGGTTATACGTTTGCCAAACAACTCCCCTTTATCAACTATTAACAATTGTGACCAAATATCCATAAGGCTATTAGGAGCTGGAGTGCCATTGAGTACAAACCGTGCATTAAACTTATTGAGTTGTGGCTTCAACAATTTCAACCGTTTGCTAGAAGGGTTCTTAAACTTGCCTGATTCATCCACTACTAACATATCAAATGGCAACTCTCGCTTGCCTTTGAGTGCTGTTTCAAATAACCACTTCATACCCTCAAAGTTTATCAAGTAAACGTCTACTGAACGCTCTAACGCTAGAGCTTTATCCTTGCCGTGCAATACAGCAAAGCTCAACCCTGTTGAAAAACTCCACTTTGCAATTTCATTCTGCCATGTAGAGTAAATAGCACGCAAAGGAGCAATAACCAATACCGCTTTAACTTCCTTTTGCCGCCTAAGGCTTACAAAGGTTCTCAAAGTTATCACTGTCTTACCTAATCCAGGACTAAGAAAGATGGCTTGGCACTTCTTTTTAACCATCGTTGCGATAGTAGACAACTGGTAATTATGTGGTATGAAATGGGTCATCTGCCTAGCTCCCATACCAATGCACTTTCAGCACAGTTGTAAGTAGAACACACGTAGACTCTGTAACCCATATCTCGCAGTTTCTTGATACGGAACTTTTGCCCTTTGCGGGGTTCTTCTCCTTCTCGTTTGAACTCTATGAAAAATACCACACCTGCTTTGTCTGGCATAAGTATCATACGGTCTGGATAGTTACGGTTGCCTTGAATTTCTAATTTTAACGCAAGACAACCATTCACAGCAGCAAACTTAGTAAACTTGTCCTCTGCTACTCGTTCAAGTGGTTTCAACCGCACTCTCCTAGATAGCCACATTCATCATTGAGGCATTTAGTACAACCACCTTCCTTTTTGAGAGTTGGTTGTTTACATTCTGGGCAAGTAACCCCTGTATTAATGTCTAAGTCTGCCCCCTTTTTACCTTCTTCTCCTTGAACTTCTTGGCTCTTGTTTTCCTGTGTTTCACTCTTCTTTTCTGGTTTGGTTTTCTGCTTGACATGGTCTAATATTACGTCTCCAATATGACTGATTAATGAGGAGCGGAACTTACCACCTGCAAAGTAACCATTTGCGCCCCATATTTGTTTGAACTCTTTAGCAATAAATTCAGGGCACATGCCCTCTCTCAACATGGCAGATACTAGCCGTGTGATTACTGTAACATACTCGTGGCTCTCTGTATGTGAGGAGTTTAGAAACAACTCGAACGGCTTGCCGCCTTTATCGTTAATTGTAATATAGACAGATATATTACGCCCTTCATCTTTTACTTTGTATGTAGTGCCTGTCAATTTTTCTGGTCTTTTTGCCACAGTATCTACCACCTCTTGTTCTGGCGTTATTACTTCTGCGCTGACTATTGGTTTATCTATTTTTATATGCATTTTATATTCCTTTAATTTCATGTTATTTTCTATACCTATCACCTACCCACCCTTCAGAAGCTACAGGCATATCCACAGCCCATTTAGGAAGGTGGCATAGTAGAGCTTCAAGCTCTTCTAAACTGCCAAACTCTTCATCATCCTCGGACACCACTTCATCGTGTACGCTCATAATGATATTGTAACCCACAGCATCTAGTAAGAGCATACCATATACTAACAAGTCTCTGGCAATAGCTTGTACAATATTCTCTACAAGCTTTCCACCATAAGTTTTAAGGTTCGTCCATTTATGAGTATATGAATCCAGCCCTTCATAGGTTAATTCTGATTTTTTATCACTCCAACTAGTGTCAGCAGTCCTAAGCTTGGGATTAGGATACCCTAAAGTATGCCCTGATGGAAGTTTACACATTAAAAATGACTTACTGCCAAATCTATCCATGTAAAAGGTTACTCCAGTGTCGTGGCTGGTGGCTCTGCCAGTTCTCACACAATGCACTGCAAGTTTTTCCATATCTCTCCATAGTTGGACAACTTTAGGGAAGCGTTGTCTATATTTAGTCACAGTTGATTTAGCCTCTACAAGTGATAACTTCACCCTTGACATATCCTCAACTTGTTTAGCGAAAGCTGCACCTCCTACACCGTAGCCACAACCTAGTATGGCAGTTTTACCCATAAACCGTTCTGGAGAATCCTTGCTAAGTTTTTCTACTGGGATATTATATATGCCACTTGCCATATCAAGATACAAGTCTTCACCACGCCTAAAGATATCTAGAGCTCGTTGGTCTTGTGCCACCCATAATAACACTCTTGCCTCAATGGCAGAATAATCCGCAGATTTAAACTCATTCTCCCATACTGGGGTTATACAAGAGCGCAAAGCACTTACCAGAACAACCATAGGGGTAACTTTAGCTTGTTTAGCAAACTTCTCAATTGCACTCACCTTGCCACGCTTAATAAGGGTCAGGACATCTCCATAGTTTGTACTTTTAGGGAGTGTTGGTCGAGGGAAGTTCTGTATCTGTATCCCTTTACCACCCCATCTACCTGTACGGGCTTTATGATAGTTCAACAATTCATGCACTCTTCTAGTTTTAGGGTCAGTCATCAAGAGCATAGCCTTGTATTTGGCTACAGAGGTTGAGCCTGTTATTTGATACAGTTCTAACATTCTACGCACTGTAGAAGGTAGATTATCCTTGCGCAACCACTTGGCTATAGTTGGTGCTTGCATATCAGGCATTACTACACCCTTACCCCTCAACCATTGTTTCACTTTTGCTCTTTGAGTACATTTTTCAAACAACCTTCCAGACAATTTACTAGCTTCTGCATTGTATTTAACTTTTATCTTATCAGAGAGTTCTAAAGCGGCTTGTGCTGCATATGTATCCACATGCAACCCTCTCCAGTTGAGTTCATCAGTGAACCACGCTACTAATTGTTCTTTAGGTGAGAGGTCTGGCAGTATGTTGTCAAGCTCTAACTGCGCTTTAGTATCTCGGATACAGTAGGTTTTGAAAGTTTCCCAATCTACACTGTTGGAGAGGCTCAAAGGGTTGTTATACTCTCCATTCCTCTTTGGCTGGCAGAATTTGCGTATGAGTGCTTTACCTCTTGTATCTTTGAGGTTTGCAATATCCATAGATTGTGCAGCATCTTCTAGATTGCTAGGCAGTGCAAGTGCTTTACACTTATCGCCTACGTCCAGTATTTGTTGCATACCTGTGAGTTCTACCCAATTAAGTTTAGGAACACACACATTTTGCCATATGCAGAACTCAAAGTAAGAATTAAAGGCGTTCAATTGGTTGCCTCGTGCTACAAAGTCTAACAGTTCTTGCGGTGGAGGTTGGTCAAACGTCCATAACTTAGTATCTTGTGGCTCGTTGGTCAAACAATATGACATCATCAATACCTCACAAGATTCGTGATTACTGTAAACAAACGCACCTGATTTTTTGATATCAATATCACATCTGGTCTCAAAGTCTATCATAGCTCTTGGAGTTGCCAGTCTGCGCTTAGATTCTTGTAAGTTGTGCCACAGTTGAGTGGTGGCTTGGTTAATTTTCGCTGTGTATTTCATTATCTATCCTATTTATGAACATATATAAGTCATTTATAGCAGTATCAGCAGAAGCACGCAACCCCTTAATATAGCGATCTGTTACGAATTGTTTGTCGTACTGTAGTAAATGGCGTTGGAGTTTATTAAGTTCAGTCAATACTTTTAAATGTTGGTCTTGCATATAAATTCTCTTTTAAAATAAAATGGGGTGCTCAACTTTTGCTGAACACCCCAACCTGTAAGCCTGCTACAAGTTAATCATACATCCCAGTCGTCATCTTCATCAACTGCTGATTCTGGTGAACTCTCTATGTCATCTAAATCATTGTCTTCCTCAAACAAATCTTCAAACTCTGTGGTGGCACTGGTTGAACCATCTAGGTGCTCATCATCTTTCCATTTCATTACATTGTTAATGCCAACCGCTACACCTTTAGAACCCTCTGCATTGAAGCCAAAGAAGTTTACACTGACATACGCCCATACACCACTATAAAAGTGTTCATGCGCTTCATCTACGTCAACAATCTTAACGCCATTACGGAGCACTAATCCTGGTTTACGCTTTACACCAGCTGTGGCATTGAGGAACATCATCCCTTCGTATTCCTCTCCTTCCCTATCCTCTGATTCTGCATCTCGTAAAGGGGTTTTGAATTGAGGGTTCTTGAGCAACTTTTTAGCGGCTTCCATGCCAAATTTCTTTACCGCTGCTGCTCTAACTGCTGTGTCGATCTGTTTGAGCAATGTTTTACTCTTCTTAGGAATCAAGATTTGAGATTTATACTTCTCTTTACCATAATCATCCTCAACTGGTTCTGCCAGATAGGTATATGATAATCTTACTTGATCCATACGGACACGTGTTTTATCTACTTGATTAGCCATTTTATATTCTCCTAGTTTCGAGTTTAAGTGTTTTACAGGTCATCGGCTAGTGATTCGCTGTACTGTCAAATTATCCACAATTTTGAAGTTTTGTCAATTGCAAACTGTTACTTCAAGGGAGTGGATTTACCCTCTACAATTTTCTTAATAACGTGATATCGTTGGTCTTTGGTAGGGTTGCCATTTACCACCCACTTTCTATACGGGCTGGCTTGGCTGTTCAACCTATTCTGTTCTGCAACACTATCCATAGGTATGTCAAGTGGGATATTTAATTCAAGTCTGCGCCTTAGCGTAGTCATAGAATAGGGTAAGTGTTTAGCGGCTTCACGGAGACTTGAATACTCTGTACCGTCAGGCGCAACAATTTTTATAGGTTTACCCCTACTCACAGTTTTGGTCTCTGTTCTAGTGTATCTTCCATTAAGTTTGCAAAGTCAGCTTCTATTGAAGGTTGCACCTCTTTTCCTGGTTTGCTGACATGTACATAGTTATTGCCGTTGTCAGGTTGTTCTACAAATACCTCTTGGAACTTTTGGATAGCATCAAGGGGTATCTTCTTACCTTTCATAACTTTCTCCAATTGGGCAGGACTCTTCATAGTAGGTTGAGTTAAGTAGTCTACATTTGCTATGTGTAAGCGTTTTAACATCTTACGCAATGAAGCTTCATTGCCTTTATACTTGCGCAAGGAACGTTTTTTGACAAGTTTAAACTGGTCAGTAATAGGTTCTCCTGCTTCTGCTTTAGCGTGGGCGTACTCTTTTACGCTTTTCACATATTCACCTATTAAGTCAGCGTTTATGAGTAAGCGTTCAATGTCTTCTGGTTTTAATGTGTTTATATCAGGGAATGTTACTTTAGTAACCATATCTCCTTCTCCTGTTAACTGATCTGAAAATTCTGCAAGCGCACTGTCGCACACGTGATCATATGCTGCTTTACATTTATGCTTGCCATTACACCAATGACAAGCTCCTTCACTTGGGTTGAATTGAGGGGTAGGCTCAAGAGCTTTACGAATATTAACCAGTAAAGTATTTTCAAACCATTCCATAAGTTCTTTTACAGAATAAGATTCATATCTGATTGCACCGTGTTCATGGTAGGCGTTAGGTTGGGTTATGCCAACTTCCACTGTGTCAATATCTTCACGCTGTCTATACTCAAGATAAGCACATACAGCGTAGGTTAGTAATTGTGGGTTGTCTGCCACTTCAACCACTACACCAGAACCGTTTTTATAGTCGTTTACTATGAGTGTGCCTTCATATAACCCTGCACCTACTGCGATAAAGTCCATTGTGCCACCAATATCATAAGGGTTGATACCTTTAAGCAATTTAGATTTAGCAAGAGGTGACAAATCGAGCTGTTTTTCCACAGTGAAATACTTAATATCTCCATCTTCAAACCGTTCTACAATATGGTTGATATAGACATTGACACCTTTCACTATATCATCATCCACCAGTATGCCTTCGATAGTTGAACCTATATAATCGTCAGGGGTGGCGCAAGATTTCCAATCTTCCATTTTAGATTTTAACACTTTCTCTGCCACTGCATGGGCGCAAGTACCTCGCTGTGCAAATATAGAACCTTTATCATACTCCGCAGAGGGTAAAGACTCTATAAATTTAACACTCGCTGGGCACTCAAACACTCTATGTAAGGAGCTTGGTGAAAATCTTCTATGTTCTGGTTCAGCTATCTTCATTATCCTTCTCCTGCTCTGATTATGTAGTCTTCTACATACTTTTTTATAAAAATGAGTTGTTCAACTTCTTTCTGATACATTACCACAGTTGGGCGGTTACGGGTGGACACTTTCGCTCTGGCAAGTTTAGAGCTTAAACTTCTTCTTAAACCTTGTAAGCTTGGTCTATTCATGATATCTCCTTGTTTCGCTGAAAATAAAAAAGGTGTAATAGTTGGAAGAATAGGAAAAACCAACCATTACACCTAAACTTGTGTACTGCTTAACTTATAGCTTTGAAGATGCCTAAAAGTGCTTCATCAGAGGCGGCTTTCAACCCTCTCACAGTGTTCAAACCATGCTTTTTGAGAATATCAAGTGTATTCTCTTTACCATTACGCTTAGCGTACTTTTGCACCATAACTTTTACTACTTCTGGTTCAGGTACATCCATATCCTCATCATCTTCAAGCTCATCATCTTCAAACTCATCTTCAAGTTCATCTTCAAGCTCATCATCCTCTGGTTCGTCTTCTGGTTCGTCCAGTATGTTCTTAGCAGTGGCGTAGACTGTTGCATACTCTTCTTTATCTAGTGCTTTGAGTGTTTTTGCACCGTGAGCGGCTAAAATCTCTTTAGCAGTTTCACCACCTTTGAGCTCTTTAACCTCGATCAGCATGTTGCGCAACTCTGTAGCGGTTGGGTTGTATAGTTCGTCTGCTTTAGTCTCTTCCACCTCTGTTGTGGCAGTTTCTAAGCCTTCTTTGTTGAGCAAGCGGATCGCCTTGGTCAGTTCTTCAGTGTTATCTACAGTAACTAGTAGTCCAAATTTCATGATATATTACCTCAATTAAAGTTTAAAAATTTTCGTGTTCGCTGTGAACAGGGCAAAAGTATACAGAACAAAAAAGTTACTGTCAAGTTGTTCTGTTACTCCTTACACAACCTCATAATATAATAAGTGTGCCTTTGATAAAAAGGAGTATCTATCAAAGGCACAAAGTGTCTGTGAGAAGTGAGTGATTAACTCCAGCGATAAAGCAATCACAATCCAGACGCAGAATATTATATAATGTTGTGGGGGGTTTGTCAACTTGCAGTAAGAGATTTGCCCTTCGCAAACTTGCGTGAGGTTATCATATAAAAGTGGTCAGGCTAAAACTTGCTGAAAAAGGTGATTTCTTGACACCCTCCACTTATTATTTATTTGAGAATTTCACAGCGAGAGGTAAATGGATGTTACAATTAGATTATATGAACACAGAGCGCAAGGCTAAAGCATTTTTAAAACGCCTTGCCCCTAACACTTCACACTTCACATTTCAAACGTTTGATGATAGTGTAGACAAAGATAGAAAATTATCCCGTATATTTAATGGCACACTTGATAAACATTTACACACCTTAACCCAACTTAATAAGAAAGGTGCAGGAGTGTATATTGTAGCTAACTCCACAGATTTAAAAGGGAGGAAGTTAGACAATATAGTAGGGGTGAGGGCTCTTTGGTGTGAGCAAGACCATGGAGAAGTACCTGATTTTCCAATTGCTCCTCATATGCGCATTAGCTCCTCTAAAGGTAAATACCACCACTACTTTTTAGTGTCAGATGGTGAAAACTCTAGAACTGTGGAGGAATTTGCTGCAGTACAGCAACGACTTGTAGATGATTGGCAAAGTGACCCTAACGCCAAAGATGTGTCTCGAGTGCTACGCCTACCTGGATTCTATCATATGAAAGTACCCACTGACCCCCAAAAGGTGGAGGTTGTACAAGATAGTGGAGCAAAGGCGTGTAAGTGGGGGCAACTTAAAACGTACTTCCCTCCTGTAGAACCGCTCGACCCTCTTGACGAGTTGGAAACCATACTAGACAGAGAGGGTGAACTACTCAAACCTGCACTAATATTAAGTGCTTTAGCGTTTGTTGACCCAGATACAGAATATCAAAAGTGGCTTAATGTGGGTATGGCGTTACATAAAGAGTCTAATAGTTCAGAAGAAGGGTTTAACATATGGGATAATTGGTCAGCTAAAGGCATTGATTACAAAGTTGGAGAGACTACAGAAAAATGGAAAAGTTTTGGCAACCGTTCAAAAGGTGTAGACGTTCGAGAAGCAACCATATTCAACTATGCATATGAGAACGGTTGGAATGGACACTATTATGAATCGCCAGACGTTATCAAAGCTGCCAGTTTGGAATGGTATCGGCAACTTAAAAAACTTAGCGACCGCTTTGCATTAGTGTCTGTAGAGGGGCAGGTTCGAGTAGTGTTTAGAGAATATGACTATTCTATAGCACAATGGAAGACTCAATTTCAAGATAGGACAAACTTCGATCTCTACCATTGCAGTGAGTACATACCTAGTGTTGTAGTAGACAAAGAGGGTGCACCAACTATTAAGAAAGTGCTTTTGACTAAAGCGTGGTGGGTTTATCGAGGTAAACATCAATACCGTTCTGTGATATTCAAGCCACGTGTAAAGGTTAATGAGGGTAAAGGCATCAGCGAAGTGCTACCTAAGACTAGAGATTACAATATGTATCTAGGGTTGAATGTGATTCCAGACGTTATAGGGTTATCCCCTTGCAAACTTTTGAAAGAACATATAAGAGTTGTATGGTGTAACAAGAACCCTCAACTGTATGAGTACATACTTGATTGGTTTGCACGCCTGTTCCAATATCCTGGCAAACTTGCTGAAACCGCTTTGGTTCTTAAGTCAGATGAAGGTGCAGGTAAGAACATTATTATTGACCCTCTGTTACACGCTTTTGGTTCAAATTCTTTTACTGCCACAGACCAGAATGCAATTTTAGGAGAGTTTAACGCTCCAGTTGCACGCTCTGTGCTAGTTCTAGCTAATGAAGCCACTTGGGGTGGAGATAAGAAAGCAGAGGGTAGGTTGAAAAGCCTCATCACAGATCCAATCCAACCATTCAATCAAAAATTTCTGCCAGTAATACCAGTGCCAAACTGTTGCCATTTGATTATTGCATCAAATAATGATTGGGTTGTGCCAGTAGGTGTAGGTAACAGGCGTTTGGTTATAATGCAAGCATCAGATGAACGTAAAGGGGACTTTAAATATTTTGAACAGTTAGGCAATGAGATACAAGAGGGTGGAACAGCTGCGTTTATTGGAGAACTATTAGAGCGTGATATCACAAAGTTCAATCCTAAATATCTGCCATCAGGATTCAAAAATGAATTTGAGATTGAACAGAAGCTACACAGTGCGGACTCTATAACTAAATGGTGGATGGAGTGTTTGCATCAAGGTACATTTGATGTATACGGAGTGGATGGTTTTTTAGGTTCAATTGAGGAAAAAGAGTGGCAACACACAGCAGTAAACATACCTAACCCTCTACTATATGAGACGTTCAAACGGTGGCATTTATCCAGTCATATGTTTGGGGAAGTACCCACTCAACGCAAGTTTGCGCTCGACCTTAAAAAGTTTGGAGGTATGAGTATTGGAGGTTCAGCAGGTAACGCTAAGTTAGGGGGAGGCACAAGAGGGATACGGTTGTGGCGGCTTGATAAAGCTCAAGATGCGATGGCTAGCCATTTTAGCACCTCTAGAGAACACCTCTTTGACGAAGAAGAAGAAAACTTTCTTAACCTCTAGAGTTCTTCTTGATTCAAGAAGGCTTCTTGCCAACCGCATGATTTTACAATTATGCGGTTGGTTGCTTCTTTGTCCGTTCGACAAAATTATATAACCTTTTCAAGAAGTGGGTATATAAGCTTCTTGATTCAAGAAGGCTTCTTGCCAACCGCATACTCGCAAGATTGTGTAACCAACCGCAAAACTCGATTTTTTATGTAAAGTTTTCGTCCTTCTTGAACCTGTTAACTAGTACTTAGGAACAAACAAAGTTGTATGTTACACAACCTTCTTGTATGACTCGAAAGTGTCAGTGGTGCTATATAGAACATTAAGTTAGATGCAAAAGAAGTGATTTTGTTCTTCTTTGCTCAAGAAGAAAACTTTACACAATCTGCGTCCTACTATATATCTAAGGGTTATCGAGAAATTTTTTGTGTAATCAACCGCATAGTCAAGAAGAGGCGCACACAGTTTTAAGAAGCGGTTATATCTACCAATGGTGAGCGGTGTGCCAACCGCAAAGTCAACCGCAAACACCTATTAAACCTTTTTAATAATTTAGAGAGGAGGAAAATTTGAACTAAAATTATATTAAGGTTTATAGAGATTTCACGGTTTTGCGGTTGGCTCGACCTTCTTGAGCAAAGAAGAACTTTGGAGGGTAAGAAGAGCGTAAGAGAAAAGAGGTGACAAAGAAGTTAAGAAGCTCTAGAATGGACGCTCTTTTAAATTTCAAGGAGTTAACAAGATGGTAAGACAAAACAATATTATTGTAGATTTAGACAACACATTGGCATTAGATGAGTGGAGGCGACCTTATATACAGTCACATGGTTGGGAAGGGTATTTTGAATTGTGTGGAGGAGATAAAGTTAATGAATCTGTAGCAACAACACTGGCAGTACTACAAGATTCAGGTTTCAAAGTGCATATCCTCACGAGTAGGTCGGAATCAATGTATAAAAAGACAGTTGAATGGTTGAAAGAACACCACATAGATTATGTAAATTTAACAATGAGACCTGCACACCACTATCAAGACACTGAAGAAGGGGCGGTATATCATGGAAACCATACTACTGTCAAGTTAGAGATGGCAACTAAACTTGGATTGAAACCTGAAAATACACTTATGGTTCTTGAAGACACTGATGAAGTAGTGACTGCGTGGCGAGAAGTAGGATACAACTGCTGGCAAGTTAGAGAACAAGGGGAACATTATCATGCAAAAAGTTAGAGTTGGTTTTGCACTTTTTATAGAGCGAGCGCAACAATGCCAATTAGCATGCAATTATAAAGCTGCCATAGCTTGGTGGCAGAAGGCGGCAACGGTTTGCAGTTCACAGACTAAACGAAATGAGTTTTATAGACATATAGATTATTGTGAAACACAGGTACGCAGATTGGAACACCGCTGATAAAATTTCAAAAAGTTGTGTAAGTGGTTGTTACACAAACAAAAGAAAATTACCTTTCTAGAACATGCACTTACCCTTGAAGGAGGGGTAAGTGCATAATTTTTATACAAAAGAAAAAGGTAGACCCTTACACAGTTTTGTGTATAATATTGTTCACGGGTTGAGGCGGTTCTCGACCCAAAAACAGCGATAACAGGAGAAGTAAAAATGATCACAGCAACACAATTAGACACATTAAAAATGGTACTCGATAACCCTACCACCTTAAAAGAGGTGGTTGAGAAGCTTGAACAAGAGCATCTAATGCATCAACTCAATAGTGTAAATAAGATACAAGTTGAAATTTTATTGCCTAATGGAGAAGAGTTTGAGACGGTTTTAGCAACAAAGATAAATAGTGTGTTTTGCTACCATAAACAGTATAAGGGTAAAAGCTCCACTCATAAGACAATCACCCATATACCTTCAGGTAAAGCTGCACTGCAAGGTACTCATAAACAAGTTATGAGAGGGGTGAAGTTGATTTCAGCAATAAGTGCAGAACACTTAGAAGCTATGGACAATGCAAACTTGGATGAGTGGAGTTTAGAACTAAGACACGTACTAGGAGTTATACATAGAACAGCACTTAATGGTTAATCAAGGAGAATATGACAATGAATACTAAAACTGAAAAATTGCATGCAAAGATTCGTAAGATGATGGCAATGGCAGAACGCACAGAGGGCAATGAAGAAGAAGCAGCGGTTGCGGCACGCATGGTTGAAAAACTTATGCGTAAACACAACTTGTCAATAGGGGATGTCACTCCAGAACAAATTAAGAGTGATATACTAGGGAGTGAATGGGATAAGATGAAGTGGACTGCAAACCGTTGTCCTGCATGGGTTCAAGGTATTGCCATCTCGATAAGTGGCGTTTTTGACACTTTTGTAACTTTTTCTGTAGCGAGTCATAATGATAAGCATGTACATGCGTATCAAGTAAACTTGCGTTTCGTAGGTACAGAACTTGATGTGCAAGTCTCATTGCAGTTGTTTAGTTATTTGTACTCCACTATAATTCGACTGACTGATAAGTATTTTAAGGAGAACCCCTCTCCAAAAGGTAAGGCTCGCACTTATAAAAATTCTTTTAGAAGTGGTATGGGGCATAGGTTGAGCGAGCGGCTTAAAGAGCTCAAAGTTGAACGAGAAAAAGAGTTTGCACAAACAGGCACAGCACTCATAGTAGTCAAACAAGATGCTATTGCAGAGTATTTAGGTAGAGAACTTAAATATGGTACAAGCAAGCGTAAAAGTTCTTTAAATGGAGAGGCATATTCAGCGGGGTGCAGTGCAGCTAACTCTGTAGGGTTGAATACCCAACTCACATAATACATTAAAAGTTTAGCGGTAGACAACCGCTAAACTTTAATATACAATTTTCACACTTTTTTTTAAATCAGCGAACAAGGAGCAGTAAATATGAAATATACTCATATCAAATTTAAGGATACACAGAAATATTATGAAGTAGAGGGTAAACCGTTAGTGATAAACAAGATCAAGACGGGCAGATGGCTCTTGACAGATCAAGAGGGTAATGTACTACTCTCTGCCACTTCTCAGAAAGCTTGCGTTGCAGCAGCAGAAGAGTACATGGTTGCTCAAGTCACAAAGAATATCAATTTGCATAAGTTGCGTTTTGGCAAGCGTATTGATGAAGCAACTATTGAGAAGTACAGTCATATTGTATGGGGCGACGTATACCATCTTGAGAACATATATATGTATGATGGGCACTATTGGATGGCAGATATAGTGCATACCACCACTGGCAAAGTTGTCAAAAATCTTAGAATGGATTATTTTCTCAACTATATGCGCACTCCAGCAGGAACTCATAACTTTGATGATGTTAGAGCGCAACTCAAACTTAAAAAGGTAGCCTAAGAATGAAATTATTTACAAGGCGTAAAAAGAACCGTTATGGTAGACGTTATAATTTTGAACCACTCAAAGCTAAGTTGTGGGGGTGGTTTGAGAAGGGGTTAGAGGTTATAGCTATCCTATCACTCTTTATATTATTCTTCTTGATATATGTAGCCTTCAGTGGTTGACTTTTTAGACCTTTTTGAAGAAGATGATTTTCTTGCTTTACCTGATGAAGAGGTGAAGCAAGATTCACTATTATTCCAGAAGCGCAAATTGGTTGACCCTAATCTATTAGTAGAGGAAGTCAATCGTTTAGCACAAGAAGGTAGAAACCCCACAACCCCTAAAGATGCTCCAGTCAGAGGTGGTTGGACAGCCCAACAAGAATTTAATTACTTTTTAGACTGTTACAATGCAGGTAAACTAGATTATGAAGCCAAAGTACTTGCATATGGACTTTTGTGTAAAATGAGAGCCAACTGCCACACTTTACAACTTAATGATGGGCGTACAGGTATAATTATAAACGCCACACCAGATGGAGGTTATGTAGAAGTGTTTTTGTATGCAGAAGATGAACGCATAACCTTTAACCTGGCAACTGGAGAAGCTATTGGAGCACAGTTCACACACCTCACAATTAAAGGTAAAGGCATTGATAGAGAGTGGTTGAGTGCAGGGTTGCGCTCATAGTAAATAATTCAGTTGACATAGGCGTTCTGTTACGGCATAATGTATGTTCCTACTTTTACGAGGCGCAACAATGGCGGCAGTACGATACAAAAAAGAATACCAAGAACAAGTTTATAGACTGTGCTTATTAGGAGCTACGGATAAAGTTATATCAGACTTTTTTCATATCACTCCATTGCAGTTGACTAAATGGCGTAAAGCTCATATAACTTTTGACCAAGCCATACAAGAGGGTAAAGTGCAAGCAGATTCAAAAGTTGCACAATCTCTGTATAAGCGAGCGTGTGGATATGACGCACCAGATGAAAAAGTGTTTCAATATGAAGGAGAACCTATTTCAGTGCCCACATTTAAACATTACCCTCCAGACGTGAAAGCGGCTATCTTTTGGTTGACTAATCGAGCACCCGAACAATGGAAAAACACACCAGCAGAAGAGACCAATGTAAAACCGAAATCTTTGTTTAAGGTGATAATCAATAAAGGTGAGCACAGTGCATGAAGTAGCCTTAACAGCTCCACAAGCAGATATGTTTGAACTAGAAGCCAAGTTTCCATTGTTTGTGGCAGGTTTTGGAGCAGGGAAGACAGAGACACTCATAACTTGTGTGTTCCGAGACCTATTTAACCATCCTGGAGCTGACATAGGCACGTATGCACCAACTTTTGACACCTTAAAACTCAACCTTGTACCACGCATTGAAGAAATTTTGACACTTGCACATATACCTTACCAATTGAATAAATCTGAATATATATGTAGAGTAGAAGGACACGGTAAGATAATTATGCGTTCTATGGACAACCCAGCACGTATCATAGCATATGAAGTGTTTCGTTCTCACGTGGATGAGATAGACACTATGGCAAAGGATAAAGCTGCAGAAGCATGGAATAAAATTGTAGGGCGCAACCGCCAAAAGATTAAAGGAGCGTTAAATACAGTTAGTGCATATACTACTCCAGAAGGGTTCAATTTTGTCTACGATAAATGGGCTAAAGATCCAGTTGCAGCAAAGGCGTTAGGCTATGAGTATGTTACTGCCCCTACCTATTCTAATCCACACCTGCCAGAAGACTACATTGAAGGACTCAAAGCCACTTATCCAGCAGCGTTAGTGCAAGCGTACATTGAGGGTAAGTTTGTAAACCTTACAAGCGGTGCGGTGTATGTGGAGTTTGACAGGGAGACGTGTCATACAGATATAGTACACAACAAGAAAGACTGTGAACCCATACATATTGGTATGGATTTTAATGTCAACAATATGTCAGCAGTTATACACGTTATCAGAGGTGGGCAAGCCTACGCAGTGGACGAGATCACTAGAGGTAGGGATACCCCTTCCATAATACAAACAATAAAGAACCATTTCGATGGATGTTCTGTTATAATTTACCCAGATGCTTCAGGAGGTTCTACTAGCACTATGGGTGCAAGTTTGAGTGATATCAGTTTATTGAAGAGCGCAGGGTTCAAGGTTGACGCACCTAAGAAAAACCCTTTTGTAAGAGATAGAGTATTGAGTATGAACAGTGCGTTTAAGAGTGATACGTTGTGGGTGAATGTAGAGAAATGCCCTGAATATACACTCTGCTTGGAGCAACAAGCGTACAACGATAAAGGTGAACCTGACAAGTCTAGTAATAACGACCACTTACCAGATGCAGGAGGGTATTTTATACATAGGAAGTATCCAATTATTAAATCAAAACCAAAATTAGCAAGAGTTGTAGGATACTAAATAACTAAACAGGAGACACATTATGGGAATTGAGAGCAGACATCCAGAGTATGATAATATCCAACCTAAATGGCAGCGTTGCAGAGACACGTTTGAAGGGGAAGATGCAGTTAAGAAGAGAGGGGAGCAATATTTACCAAAACTTTCCAAACAGGACGATGACAGTTATCAAGCGTATAAAACACGAGCAACTTTTTTCAATGCTGTAAACCTTACTATAAGTGGACTTGTAGGGGCGGTGTTGCGACTCGATGCAAAAATTGAAGCTCCTGCAAAACTGGAGAGTTTATTCAACGATATCACAAACACAGGGGTATCATTGAGCGACTTCATAGAAGGTATGTTGACAGAACAATTGTTAATGGGGCGGCAAGGTGTACTCATTGACCATGATGGAACTAGACCGTATTTAACAGGATATACAACTGAACAGGTGACTAATTGGTTAGAGGATGCAATCATCTTGCAGGAGAGCTATCGAGCAATTGATCCTAAAGACCATTATAAATCAGAGTTCAAAACTCAATACAGAGAACTAGTGATGGAAGAAGGGCGTTTTATTGTACGCATATGGAGAAAGGGTAAAAAAGATTGGGAAGTAGTTGCAGATATTACTCCAGTCAACAAAGGGGTTGAACTCTCTAATATACCATTTATAGCAGTCAGCCAAGATGGTGCTAACCTCACTCCAATGACACCTCCACTCTTAGCACTAGCAGATATGAGTTTGAGCCACTACCGCACGAGTGCAGACTTAGAGCATGGTAGACACTTCACAGCTCTACCTACACCATACGTTACAGGAGTGGATACAGACTCTGAATTAGTCATTGGTTCAGGAACAGCATGGATCTTGCCAGATACACAGAGTAAGGCAGGATATCTAGAGTTCACAGGGCAAGGATTGAGAGCGTTAGAAGTTGCAATGGAAGAAAAACGTTCCATGATGGCAGCATTAGGCGCACAATTGCTTGAAGGGCAGAAGAAAGGTATTGAAGCTGCAGAAGCTGTACGGCTACGCCAGAATGCAGAATCTTCCACGCTTGCCTCAACAGTGAAGAGTGTAGAACAAGCTGTGCAACAAATGCTTACACAGATGGCAGAGTGGATGGGCGTAACAGATGATATTACTGTGGAGTTGAATACTGACTTTGTTGATGTTAAACTTACTCCACAAGAGGTTACTGCACTTATGCAAACATGGCAGTCAGGTGGCGTGAGCCATGAAACATTCTTATGGAACTTACAACGAGGCGAGATGCTACCACCAAACATATCCATAGAAGATGAGCGCAGTCGTGTTGAAGTACAAACAGTTGGCGGATTTGATGAAGACTAATAATGGCAAATATAAGCGATAAGATACTAGACCAGATAACAGGACATTCAGTTGACCTGTTGCGGCTAGATGCTAGTCTGCGTAAAGACGTTTTAAAAGAACTGAAGACTCTGCAGAAAAATTTAGTTGAAGAACTAGAAAAGCAAAAACTCCACCTCATCAAACGCACACCTTTCCAAATGCGTAGATTGGAGAAGATGTTAAAGCAGACTAAAACCACAATTCGTAGTGCGTACTACAAGATAGACAAGCTTGAAGATAAACAACTTGCAGGGCTTGCTAAAGTTGCAGAAGCGCAAGCGGTGTCAAGTATCAACACAGCACTTAAAGTGCAGACACTATCCACAGGAATGAGCGTAGAAATGTTGGCAGCTATTGCGACCGATACCCTCATTGAAGGCGCACCTTCCAAAGAATGGTGGGGCAGACAAGCAGGTAATTTAGAACTGAAATTCAAAAACACTATCAGACAAGGGTTATTACAAGGTAAAACCACTGACCAAATAGTGCAAAGGGTCAGAGGCACAAGAGCAAACAAATTCAAAGATGGTATCATGGAAGCCACCAGAAGGCAAGCGGAGGCTTTAGTCAGAACTAGTGTTCAAGTTGTAGCTAATGAAGCTAGAATGAGAACGTACGAAGCTAATAATGACCTTGTCAAAGGGGTTGAATGGGTTTCTACTCTTGATTCTAGAACTAGCACCACATGTCAAGCATTAGATGGATTGATGTGGGATAACAACCGCAGACCAATAGGACATGACATAGATTTTCCAGGGGCGACAGCTCATTGGAATTGCAGGAGTTCACAAATATCTGTTCTCAAAGGTTGGGGAGAGTTAGGAGTGGATAAAAAACACTTATCTAAGTTGCCACAAGGTACAAGGGCAAGCATGGATGGGCAAGTTAGCAAAGGTTTGAATTATGAAGATTGGTTGCGGAGTAAACCAGAATCATTTCAAAAGGAAGCACTTGGTGTAGGTAAGTGGAAGTTATGGAAAAAAGGTAAAGTGGGTTTTACAGACCTATTAGACCAGTCGGGCAACCCACTCTCATTAGAGCAGTTGCAAGACAAATTTACTTAACCGCTACAGAGTAGCGATAACTTGATCGGAGATCATTATGCATTTAAAAGCAACAGTTGATAAAATAGAAGACGTGCCAGAGGCACTACAAGAGTTCTACACAGAAAAAGACGGCAAGTACACGCTGGCAGTGCAAGGCATGGTTGATAAAAAGAAACTTGATGAGTTCAGAGACAACAATACCAAATTGTTGCAAGACATGGAAACGCTTGAAGGCAAGTATAGTACTATTGACATGGATAAGTACAACGAACTCCTCAAACGCCAACAAGATGGAGAGTTTGCATCACTTATTAAAGCAGGTAAGATTGATGAGCTTGTGGATATGAAGACCAAAGCGGTACATGACCATTATAATACAGAGATGAAGACGTTAAAAGAGGGTAATAGCACTCTTACACGGCAACTGGAAGGGTTGACTATTGATAGTGTTGTGCGTGATATTGCAGCAAAAAATGGTGTAGCGGCTACTGCAGTAGATGACTTGTTGTTGCGTGCAAAGAGTGTATTCAAATTGAAAGATGGCAAGGCTACACCATTTGAAGGTGAGAATGTTATATACGCTTCTGGCACTACTGACCCTCTAAGCGTAGAAGGATGGGTTAAAGGTTTATCAGACTCTGCACCTCACTTATTTAATGATTCTAAAGGTGGGGGATCAACACACAACAAAGGAGGCACAGCAGAGGGCAAGATTGTAACTAGGTCGCAATTTGATTCTATGGATCAACAGTCTAGATCAGCTTTTGCTAAAGATGGAGGTAAAGTCACAGATTAGAGTTGACAAAGGGTTTTTTATGAAGTATAATTTACCCCATAGCAGACACAAATATAGTCTACTTGTGACGGAGTCACATATTTATCTAGTTGCGGTGTAGCTGATATTAGTTGTTTAAGGGTTTTCCTTAAACTGAATTTTAAATTGTCTTAGAGGATTTTTATAATGGCAAATGTATTGACAAACCTAGCAGCTGATATTTACAAGGCTGCTGACACTGTAGGGCGTGAAGTTGTTGGCTTCATCCCTGCTTCTACTATTAACTCTGATGGTGTTGAGCGTGTTGCGCTTAATGGTACTGTTCGCTCACACTTCACACGTGAAGCTACTGCTAACAACATTACACCATCTATGACCACCCCAGAAGGAGATGACCAGACTGTAGATAATAAGACTCTGACCATTGACACAGCAAAAGGTGTTCAGATTCCAATGACAGGCGAAGATATCAAGCACCTAAATAACGGTTCTGGATATGAGACTGTTTATGGAGATCAGATTGCACAAGCTATGCGCACACTATCTAACCTTATCGAAACTGATTTGGCTACTGCTGCGTATCAAGGGGCTTCACGTGCAGTTGGTACAGCAGGAACTACTCCATTCAGTTCAAACTTTGATCTTGTTGCACAGGCACGTCAGATCTTAGTTGATAATGGCGCACCTGTCACTGATGGGCGTACTTCTCTCGTATTGAACACTCTTGCAGGCACTAACCTGCGTAATCTTGCACAATTGCAGAAAGCTAACGAAGCAGGCAGTACTACTATGTTGCGTCAAGGCACTTTACTTGACCTTCAAGGAGTTATGCTTAAAGAGTCTGCACAGGTTCAAGCTCACACTAAAGGAACGGGTACGGGTTATCTAATCAACAATGGTTCTGGTGAGGCTATTGGTCAGACTACCTTAACGCTAGATACTGGTTCAGGTACTATGATTGCAGGTGATGTTATCACTCACGCTTCAGATAGCACCAATGCTTATGTAGTTAACACTGCGCTTAGTGGAGGTGATGTAATCATTGGCTCTCCTGGTTTGCAAATTGCAGCAGCGGATGACGATGCCATTACTATTGGCAACAACTTCACTGGCAATGTACTTTTCCATCAATCTGCTCTTGAGCTCGCTATCCGTGCTCCTGCAGTACCCGAAGGTGGAGATGAGGCAGTTGATGCTATGCTCGTACAAGATCCACATTCTGGATTGATCTTTGAGATTCGTGTTTACAGAGGATACCGTAAGCAGATGATAGAAGTTGCATCCACTTGGGGTGTTAAAGCTTGGAAGCCTGACAACATTACATTAGTAATGGGTTAAGCACCAAACGATTGAGAGTAGGGTTCAATCCCCTGCTCTCTTTACAATTTTTATATTTAGGCGGAGGGATATCATGCCAATAAGAAAAAAGCAAGATGTAGCAACAGAAAAAGTTGTAAAAAAGACACCTAACGCCAAACGGGTTGAGTTAGTTGAGATGGTTAAAGGTGATAAAACCGCAGAAGTCCACCCTGATGAAGTGGTGAATTTCAAGAAAGGTGGTTGGAACGAGGCGTAGACTATGTCATTAAATGCCACAGCAGGTAGTTCTAGCGCAGAGGCTTACTGCACAGTTGCAGAAGCTGACACCTATAATGTTATGCACCCAGCAACAGCAGACTGGACAGGCACTGACACAGAAAAAGAAAACTGTATCAAAGTAGCAACCAGATGGCTTGATGAGCGAGTGTCTTGGAATGGCACTAAAGAAACCACTACACAAGCACTACGCATACCCCGTTCAAGTTGGGTGAACCTTGACAATGAAAGTATTGATGCAACCACTATCCCAACCGCTATAAAGAACGCTACTGCAGAACTTGCAAGACACATCAAGAAAGATGGCGACTTAGGAGCTAACGCAGACGGTAAAGGCATAACAGATTTGAAAGTGGGTTCAGTTGCATTGACTTTTGACAAAACTGATACTGCAGACGTACTACCTAGTATAGTGCAAGAGATGTTAAGAGGTTGGGGTACTATCCACGGTCGTGCTAAGTTTGGCATTGTAGAGGTTGTGAGGTCATAATGGGTTTACAAACTGCAATCAAGAAAGCTGCACAAACCGCAATCAAGGCAACTGGAGATATAGCAGAGACTATAACTTACACTAGTCGCTCCACAGGCAGTTATAATACTAGCACTGGAGCAGTTTCACACACTGATACTGATTATACACTAAACGCCATTGTAGCAAATTTTGGTTCAGCTTCACAGGGTTCTAATCGTGACGAAGTTAGACCTGAACACTCTGGCAATTTATCGGTCACATTTGCCAGTAATGATCTTGCAGTCACTCCAGACACTAACGACTTAGTCACAAGAGGCTTGACTAAATATAAGGTCACACAGATAATCAGTGATCCTGCAGGGGCAACCTACAGACTTATAATAGGTAAGCTTGGATGACAACTGAACGTTTCAATGTAGATTTGCAAAAGTTCGCAGATGTTACAGGACAGGAACTTGATACAGTTGTTAGGCGTGCAGCTCTCGAAGTGTATGACCGTGT